GAGTCAGCATTTACAGAAGGAGATTTTAGTTTTTCCATAATAAATTCAAGGGCTTCCAAGCCATCAGCAGTCTCAGTCAATCGTTCGATTGCTGGCATATGTGCTTCACCAAAGAACTGATTTGAGAACAAAGCCGCAGCTTCAATGCGAGCAGATGCGTTGTCGCCCAACTTTGCTAACTCAGCATCCGTGTCTGGAACGTCAGCATTTACTGCACTCATATACATCTCAAGCCCCTTCTGGAACTCGTCTTGACTGTATCCATTTTCAAAGGAATGATCAGACCACCACTGTAGAAGTTCATTATCAACAGACATGTCTTCATCTACAAAGTCAGGAAGCTGGTAATCACCAGCACTTTCAGGGCGATCCTTGAATGCTTCGTTCTGGATCTCCTCCATAAACTTAGCGCGAAAGTCTTCCTCTTTAGATCCCAGCTTGGATTCTAATTCTTTGTAAGCCTTGGCTAGATCTTCAGCAGTGTTATACTTTTCTGGTAGCCAATCAGGGCGTTCTTGCGATGGTTGCTCAAGATCTTCAGCAACAACAAAGTCGCGTTCTTCAGCGGGAGGCAAGCCTTCACTTACTGGTGCTTCTGTTTGTTCTTCAGCCATCTTTCTTTATCCTATGTCCTCTTTGCACATGACGTTCTATCAGTCCGACAAGATAGCGCTGCCCTTCGAGGTGGCGCAATTCATCAGTTGAGATGTTAGGGCCACTCACCATCTCAATCGTAACGCTTCGCAAATATTTTAGAATTTCTTTGCCAGTAGGCTCTGAGAATACAGAAGCAATATTAAGGCTGATCTTATCCTCATCAGCCTTAGATCTTGTTACTCCGTCTAAACCAATATGGTTATTCTGCGGCAATCTGTGGTCCTGCGATCTGTTCCTGTTGTTGCATCTGAGCCATTTGCTGCATCATTGCAACTATTTGTTTACGCTCATCTGCATCACGAATCAACCCATCAGGTACACCAAATTTTTTCGCAAGGTGAATTGCTGTTTCTTCTGAGTTAATTAGCAGGTTCGTCATATCAGCACCGAAGTATGCGTTTACTAGTTCTAGGAATCTAGATACCGCAGTAATGTCTTGGTTTGACTGCGCTTGTGCAAGTGGTGAAACAGAACGAATCTTTACTTCACGACCATTTACAGTCGGAAGTTCAATGCGCCCTTGTTTCTTTAGGATGTGGATCACACGTTGCAACACTGGCTGAACAAGCTCCGCTTGCAATCGACCAAACGCAGATCCAATGCGGCGAGATAGATCAGCCATACGCTCTGCAACTTCTGTTGCTGATGCTGGCGTTTTATCTGGATTGCCAAGCATATCATTATATAACGCACGTTTAATATTCAAACGCATGTCACCAAGGACAAGATCCGCAACATCGAAGCGACCCGCTGCCTGTATGGGCTGCAATCCACCAGACTGAGGTGACTTAGGAATGATTGTCCCTGGCACTAGATTAATCGTATCAGGGTTAATAATGCCATCATCATCCATTTGATAGATGCCAGAGATAGCCATTTGAGCATTCTCTAAGATCAATTGAATGGTAAGGTTAGTTGTTTTGATAGCAGATAGCGCATTGATTAGCGGCCCACGACCATAGACTTCACCCGCACACTTAGACCAACGGAAGCAAACATATGGATTAGATCCAACACCAGTAAAGCTATGCTCAACTAGATATGTTTTGGTGGACATATCAATTACATAATGAAGGTGTGCTTCTTGGTTTTTCTTTGAATAATCCTTACAGACCACTTCAAGGACAGTACACTTACCCTCTGGATCCCGAGCAATACGCTGAGAAACCTTCTCGTCAAACTTTCCATCAGGATAAAGGTATGTAAGATCCGAGTTGCGAATGCCTTTACGCTCACGGAATACATGATCGATCTTATCATCAGGGCCAGTATCAAGGACAACATGAGGTAACGGAACCGCTGAGAACATGACAGGGTTCAGCGCATCACCTTCTTCAACACATAGAACACCAGTGCCGACAGCAAGATCCATAAAGGATTCGTGTACTTCTTGAGCGAAGTTAGAGTTTTGAAGGATCTCAAACACATACTCAGTAACTTCATCAAGGTCATTGTTTACTATGTCAGCTTCACTGGCAGGGATCTCTGACCCAGCAGTTAGGTCTGCCCAACGCGCAAAGTTAGGAACAAGGCCAGATTGTAGGCGAGATGCAAACTCTTGAACACCAACCACGGCAGTTTCATCAAAGATCTTATCATCTCGACGCTGCCCTGCCGTTTCATAATAAAACGATTCACGCTGCGGTAGCGCGTACTCATAACATTCCTCGAACAAGTCTACGAAGTTCTGCCGATGTGCTTTAGCTTTTTCGTAGCGCTCAAGGTATTTCTTAGGGTCATGCATTATAGATACCTGCTATAGAATCCGATTCCACCAGTAGAGCCAGTAAGAAGTGAACGGCGACCAGAGCCTCGACGCTTTCCAGTTGCGGGAGCAATCATAGAAGAACTAGCCATCATGCCTAGGTCACGTTCTTTTCCTGTAAGAACTTTCTTACCTGAACCATATTCTTGTGTGCGCTCTAAGCGCTTGCGCAACAAAGACTGTTTTGAACGTGCGCGTTCAATTCGTTTCTGACGCAATTCTTCTTGAGCTAGTCGCTCTTGTTCTTTTGTTGCTTCATCAGGTTCTTTAACTACACTTGCGGCGGTAACACTTGTTTGCCCAGTTGTATCAGGCTCTTTAACTACAGGCTCTTTAACAACTGGTTCGTCAACAACAGGTGCTGGCGCTGGTGCTTTTTTCTTTTTAAAACACATCGGATTACTCCTTCTTTGCTATTGCAAAGCATAGAAAATAAAAAAGTTCAACGCACAAGTGACCATACGCTAGGTTTCTTAGCTGCGTTTTTTGGTTTGCGATTGAATACATCAAAGTCTTTCTTTGCGTAAGCAATCTGTGACGGCTTCTGGTTTGACATCAAGGCTCTGCCTTCACCAGCACCAAGAAGTAAATACTGTAAAGCATCGTGAATGTGCGAGTACATATTCTTATCAGGCTTGTCAGCGTATCTTTCACCGCTAACTTCCATACGCTTATATGAATAGCCGCCTTCAAAACCTTTAATTAGTTGCTGGCAACGACGATCAACTAGAAACGCAGGTTTACCTTCAACCATTTTATTAAGTTGTTGCGAAACTGACTCCAAGCGGAGATCAACCGAATTACTCGGAGCGGGGAATGCGCGAAGACCAGCACCTCTAAGTATGTGGAAAGGGGTAGATTCGTCCGTTTGCGCCCTAAAATCACCCGCTGGATCCCCATATATGTAGACATCGGAAGTCGTAGCAAATCGCGTAGCAATTTCATTTCGTAGAACCTCTGCAAATCTAACTATGCCCATATCAAATGCAACGATCTCAGACTGAATCAACCACCTGTTTCTAACCTTTTGACCAATAACAGCCGCAGGGGTAAGGCCAAAGTCAATGCCGATATACAACGGAAGGTTGGCAGCAACAGGTATTTCTTCTTTGGCAACGTGAGTTTCATTAACAAACATGGGATATACTGGCTTTCCATCCTGAATTGTACCAAGTCTATTCATAACATAGACATCAATCCAAGATTTAGTTTTACCCTGAATAAGATTCGGATAATAGTTTTGCATCATGTTCCTACGGTTCTCAGCCACATTACTAGGAACATAATCCTCTATTTCCCCATCTTCATTGTAAGTTTCTTTCATACCCGCAGGTTGGGTAAAGAACTGCCAGTTCTCTGGCTTAACCAACATCTTTGCTTGATCGCGCGGTATATGATCTGGGATTGGAACTTCACCAGACATAATGGGCCACCAGTGATCTTCCTCGGGGGCGTTCGTATCTGCGATAACACCAGTCCAGCTTGGGCCACCTTCACGCATAGAAGGGAAACGACCAACACGCATTGTACACGCATCGATGATAGACTTGGGAATCTCACGCGCCTCGTTGATCCAAATGCCAGTTAGTTCGAGTGATAAAAGTTTCTTAACATCTTCAGGTCGATCTAATGCTAAGAAGATGATCTCAAGATCTAAATCGCCCTTCTTAATGTGGTGAGTGTACGGCACTGACCAGATGAACTTACCCCATTGATCCTCGGGAAACCAATCAAGCCAAGTCTTAATGGTCGTAGTTCTTAGCTGCGGGTTGGTATTACGAATGATTGCCCATCTGCTTCGACGGATCCCGTCTTCGTTCTTCTTCTGTGCAAGCGCACGACGAAACACTTCTACGCAGCAGCCGACAGATTTACCAGAACCAACAGGCCCACGGATCCCGCGAAAGAACGTATCGTCTTTCATAAAGTCTTTTAGAACCTGACCATCAGGTTTGTACTTAAAGGTTGCCAACTTTGTGATCCACTGCAAACTTTAACATGCGTTCGATAACTTCTGGGCCAATAACATCAATGATCTTGTCGGCTTCGTAGTTAGTCTGGAAGTCCTTGGGGTGGTGTTGCATGTGTACTTTCTTCACCACCCTGCGGAGCAAGTCTCGCTCATGCTTAGAAAGGGTTTGAGTAAAGCTCATTCGTCTTCTATCTCAATTCTCTTTGGCGTAGCCGACTTCTTTTTCTTAGGCTTCGGCTTAGAATACGCCTCGTTAATGTCAGGAGTGGAAGGGTCGTCTGCCTTCAATCGTCCCTTGGAGCTGCGAGAACGTGTTGGTTCTGGCCCTTCCACCAAGCGGCGCGAGTCGGGAGTCCTCGTTTTGCCGCTATACGTTGTACCAGCAAGCACATGGGTGTCGCCAGTATACAATTCACCGCTAGTTAAATACCAAGCCATTACTTAGATGGCCTTACAGCTTTAGATAACTTAGCACCATCGCCGCGTTTGTTCATATTAGTCAGAGCTTTGTTGACCGCACCACTCTTTAATGGGCCACCACCTGCCTGACCTTTCATAGCTTTAGCCGCTGCGGTAGCAACTGTTGCGCCAAAGGATCCTGCAACTGTAGTTAATAAAGACATAGTAACCTCCTACGTTCTGTACTGTCTTACTTTCCGAGCAATCGTTTTCGGTTGAGCCACAAACTGCTCACCCTTTGCCTTGCCCTCTCGTTTAGCTCTGGTTGTAGCTGCATATTCAGAATCACTAAGAGCAGCAATAGCCTTGCTAGGAAGGTAACGCTCACCAGTTTCACTAGACTTCTCGCCAGATTTGGTGCGCCATTTCTGCTTGCCCCAGTTAAGAAGAGACTTTTGACTTGCTTTCATCTGCTTCCCTCTGTTTCTTTAAGATAGCATTTAGCGTACCGCGGTCCTCGTAAGTCATGTGTAACCACCGCCACGTTTCTTGTATTCCTTTGCAAGCAACTGAGCCTTACGCGCTGACCACTGACCAGCCTTGGTTCCATGCGTAGCGCGATTCTTTATAGCTTGAAACAAACTCTTGCGCATCTTTGGCTTGGTATAGTTGCCAGCAGCATTAACCGTACTCATGACTGCTTATGCCTCCGTGCAAAGTTACGCGCAGCTTCTACACTGCCAAAGCCCCAAGCTTTTAATGCCAGGGCTTTTCTCGTAGGCCGACCTTGTTCATCCTTCATTGGCCCCTTCATACCAGCAAACCGAGCAGCAAAAGAAACACGACGAGGATTAGTCCCACTCTTAACAGGAGCCTTGAGATTAGAGCCCTCAGTCCTGCGGAAATACGCACGACCCGCTGCATTCAAACCTCCAGATGGACTCTGATACTTTTTTGCAACCATTTACGGCTCCTGATCTTTCTTAACCTTCTCAGCCATACGATCCTGACGCAACATGTTGGCTTCGATCTTCTTCGCTTTTTTAAGCAACGAAACACGCTGAGAAGATGTTACCAGCTGACCATCATCTTGGCCAAGCATTTCCTTAACCTTACGTCGAAAAGCAGACAGCTTAGAATAATCCTTCGGCATACGCTCCAACTTAGCGTCTATCATTTCATATCGAGCCTTCATTAAACTCGCTGGACTTTGACCTTTGGGCATTACTTCATCCGTCCTTTAAATTCTTTGCTACTTTTTAATTCTTGAACTTCAGAAATTAGACCTTGGAGTTTCTCTCTCTTGGCCAAAAGACTTGGCTTGCTTTGCTTTCCACTGAGGATACGAATCCCACGGCGCAATCCAGTTATGGCATTCTTGGTTGCCTCACCAAAATTATACGCAGATCTAGTATCGGTGCCATAAACACTTTCGCCAGTATATTGAGGAATTGATTGAAGCTCTTTGTCAACTTTCTTCAACAAAGAAGCCGCTCTGCTATTTGATCCTTTGGGCATATCGTACCTTTCACCAAAAAAAATCTATCTAAACCTTTGCGAGCCTTTTTAGCATATAACTCGAGTGAGGGACTACTGACAATCACGCTAGTGCAGTTTTTTAACCCCACCCCCTGCTAGGACAGATCAATTGTAACTTGTATATCCCCCGCAATTTGCACTTGCGAACGATCTATCGGCTTGAACCCAGCCCGATCTAACAGATCTTTGGATGCTTCCAGCTGCACATACTCGCTCTTAGCTCCACTGGAAAGCTCCGCTACCCTGCCTAAAGCCCTGACAGCGTGAATCCCAAATGCATCTGCTGTTGCTTGCATGAGATACTGTTGCACATGCGGAGTTTTCATAGCTTTGTATGCTGAGGCTCGTCCGCTGTTCCCCGCTGCGTACCCAGCCTCTTGTGCAGCTTTTGCTACATTGCCGCCGTTTGCTACAAACGCATCCACTAGCGCTCGTTGTCTGTCTGTTAGATCACGCTTTGCAATACTACTCATATCTTCCTCTTAATTGCTTGCACAGTCTGCGTTTTGTTTCCTATCATCAACCCCCCTCTCCCTCTCTCCCCCCATTCATAGCATCGTCTGTAATACCCTTGTCAACGCACAAAACGCATTCGTGCAGTCTGTCACGCTACAAGTGCTGCATACTACAAAGGTGATTCAGAACCACAAGTTTCAGCTCTGCCTCGTTTCGGTCTACTGTCTCAGTCATTACGCTCGTCGGCCCCATGTTACAGCTGCGGCCACCTCGCACGTCTTTGTTCATTGCATCGGGCCAAAGACCATTCGCAAGCAGTTTCCTCTTGCTGTTCATAGCTGTGTGATTGTGGCTGCTGGCAGTGTGTAGTTCGACTTTCTCCTTGTGGGGAAACAACTTGCGAATAGCAACCTGATCTGGGGATCAGGCTTTGGCACCGTGCATGAAGTCGTCGTTGCGAGGGTGGTCCTCGCACGTAACAAGGAGCCTAGAGCTATGACTAAGAAAGTACCTACACTCGTTGAACTAAAACTTGCAGTTCTAAATCATTTTCAATCTACACAAGACGTTGTGCCTAACGAGCAATTCATCGCAGGTATTGCACGTGACGAATGTTACACATCGCACAACTCGCTGAACTACAAGAAGAAGCAAATGGCAGACAAGTTAGCTGACTATGAGACAGCGGTCGAAGAAGGCAAGGACATCCGAGCCGATGCGATCGCGCGATTGCTCGACAACATGGAAGTCGAACTAACGTTGTTAGACGAACGTCATCAAGCAGATCTATCGGTGTACGAGCAGGTCACTGGCACACATTGGGAACCGATGGCTAAGAAACGCGCACCAGCGAAGCTATCAGATGATCGCATGAAAGCACTCAGAGCAAAGGTGGCGTAAGCCACCCCCGCAAGGGGCAGCACCGTCTGCCTCTTACTTCACCCTCTCGCGCAGCGGGGATCACGATTCGCGTAGGCTTGTGCGCTGCGGATCTACCCCACAATCAAGGAATAAACGAATGCATTTTGCTGACAATCAACTAATCACAGCCATCCGCTCAATCATTGTTGAAGAAGTGGACAACCGTATCAAAGCAATCGATGAAGATGAATTTAATGTATGGGATCACAGATCTGACATTGAAGACATCATCAATGACTACATCAACTCAAACGTAACCATAACTATAGAGGCATAACAATGGACGTAAGATTACACGAAGTACAATCAGTCTGGGAAGAAATAGATTACCACGGTGAAAGCCATACGTTTGTTACTCGCAAGCTAAGAATCATAGACAAAGATGGTAAAGAATATTCCCTGACTTTGTTTAGCGATACCGTTGATAACTTAATGACAACCAAGACAAGGATAGAACGCCATGCTTAAACCTATTGGATTGTTTCACACACCCAAAGATTGGGATGAACTAATGGCATGGATTCATGCACACAATGATGAAGACAAAGCGCACCTAACTACGGCTGCTGCTATGGCTTGGAACTTAGCTGCAAAGGAGACTAAGAATGAAGACACCTAGTTTTACACGCCGTGATTTTGTATTCATTGCAGATCACATTGCACCAATGATGCATTGGCCTACGCATATCAATGAGCTTGCGGATAAACTGCAAGCTACGAATCCTAGATTCAATCGTGAAAGATTTATTGAACGGGCAACCAAAGCATGGGAAGCTAACTATCAGGCACACTTGGGAGACATCGATGATGAGATACCTAACTGAAATTATCCATTGCCCAGAATGCCTGGGCGATGGCACTCTAACATTCGAGAGACCTGAACCTTGGGTCAATCGTGATCTACCTCCAAGCCTTGAGGAGTACAAAGACACATGCTGGAACTGCGGTGGCAGCGGTGAAGTTGAGGCTATGGAGTTTGATGAACCAGATCTATCGGAGGCAATCTAATGGGATACACACATCAAGGAATCGGCTATCAATCTACTGACACCAGTAAGTTTGCAGCCAAGTCAAACACTGAACTAAAGATCTCAATACGCGATCAAGTCTTGCAACTACTAACCAACAGTGGTGTTGCTATGTCAGCCGAAGCTGTGTCCGAAGCATTAGGCCGACCACAAGTATCAGTGCAGCCGCGATTAACTGAATTGAAAAACGCTGGCTTGATCGAAGACAGTGGCAATCGTCGCCAAACTAAGTGGGGTAAACCCTCAATCATGTGGCAAATTAAGACTGACGGTTGACATAAAAGCTGCGTATGTGCATATGCTGCGGCATGATACAGAGTTATTGGGATCAGATTCTAGAGAAGCATCGCTATGTTGATCTACCTTTGCACAAGGTATTTATCTTGGCAAAGATACCAACATCTACTTACTATCGCACGGTCAATGGCAAGACAGAATTGACTTTAGAAACTGCGAAGAAAGTATATCAAACACTAGATAGATTATCTAAGCGATGGCCTACTGGTCTGGTCGAACCAAAGAAAATCAATGCCGCAGTTCCAAAACTACACAAAAGCAACCGAGGTAACTGATACCTACGTCGAGTTGATCGATGCTTTAGTTGCAAGAAGGCATGAGCTTGGTCTATCGCAAGAGAGATTGGCTTTGGAAATAGGCTGTACCATTTCATTAATTCACAAATGGGAACAGTATAAACGTGTGCCATCTGGCTTCATGTTGACATGCTGGCTGGATGCACTTGGCGTTAAGATCAAAGTCTGCTCGTACTCGGATTGATTCGGGATCTACAATCTGTGATTCATGTGGTGATGCCACTCAGTATTTCGTTGCGATCATGGCTTCAATGAAACCTGCGCGTTACCATATGATATGTTTAAACTGCTATGAGGATGGTTCATGGGAAACAAGAATAAGCAGAAGGGAAGCTATCACGAACGGTGGTTCGTCAAGTGGCTCGAAGACCAAGGGATCGAAGCAAAGAAAGTCCCACTCTCAGGATCCCTTGGAGGAGAATACTCAGGAGACATCCACCTCCCCTCACTGGTCGGACGAAATGTGGTAGTTGAAGTAAAGTATCGCACAACATCTAGTTTCCCCAATGCTTTCAAGGTCTTAGAAGGTAGAGACATGGCCTTGTTCAAAAGAAAAACTGGTCAGGATAAAGTCTGTGTGATATTATCGGAGGCACTATTCAAAGAGATGATCGAGCAAATGAAATAAAAAAGCCCCGCCAAGGGAGAGTAGGCGGGGCAGTAAGTGAGGCAATATATAACAAGGAGTACATGGGCCGTGCTATATGCTGAGATACTACTACGAGAGGTAGTACAATGGCAAGTACCAAACAGTCATGCAAAGTTGATTATGCTACTCATAGCGGATCATACGGACTCATACGGTATAGCTTATCCAACCATCCAAAGACTGTGTGAATTGTCTGGACTCAGTAAGAGTTCAGTCATTCGTGCTGTGAATTACTGTGTCAAACACGGTTACTTAACCAAGGTCGCAGGTCGCACTGGTGTTTCTACGATCTATCAATTCAACTGTCTAAAAGAGGAGGGTGTCAGTGTGACACACCAAGATAATAATAATGTAACTAAGTTAAATATATCTAATACTACTTGGGGTGTCAGTGAGACACCTACCTTCGATGAGTTCTGGCAGATTTACCCACGCAAGATTGCTAAAGGCCATGCTCGTTTGGCATTTGCTAGAGCATTGAAGAAAGCTGATGCAGTTACAATCATTCAGGCTGCTTCTAAGTTTGCTCAATCTGTTGAGTACAAAGAGAAGCAATACATTCCCCACCCGACAACATGGCTGAATGGTGAGCGTTGGGATGATGACATCGATGATGTGTCTGGTCGCTCGAACACTGACCGATTAAATGACATCATAGATTTTGACAAGTATCTATTGGAGGCAAAGAAATGAATTACGAGGATCGCACTCGCAAGGTTGGGAGTTGGCTGCAAGATGTATTGCGTAGATATACCCCGCCCACTGGCCTTGATAATGAGACACTGAAGAAAGAGATGGTGCTAATTGTTCAGGATGTGAACAAGAACATTCCATCCCAGTATGAGGATGCTGACTTTGCTATGGTACTCGACAAGATCGACGGACATGTGCGCGCCTTACATGGAGCGCGCACTTGGCCGACGATTAAGATCTTTATTCAGTCAACTAAAGATGCAGTGAAGGAACACAACAAAGCAGTAGATGTACCTCAAGTAACTGCACCAACATACAGCATGGATCGAAGCGACACGATTATGGTCAAGCGAATCAAGAACGGAGATCCAATACCAGATTACATCTTGAATCCTGAATCAGTAACACGCGCTCGACTAATTGATGGCGGTCACATTACAGACCACGACTTGCAAAAATATATTGCACCCGCTGCACGAATGCAGTAAACATAATGTAGATAACTAGTGAGGTAAACATGGAAGACCCTATCTGTATGCACTATGTGCTTCAGCGAATTGAAGCAATACAGCATGAAAAAAACAAGAAAGAATTAGAACAGGCGCTTGAGCTTTTTCGGCGTGAAATGATTTATAATCTTGGAGTTAATGCAAGGATGCGTCATGGATCGTAAAGGATTTATAGGCGGCAGCGATGCCGTAAAGATAATGAATGGTGATTGGCTAGAGCTTTGGCAGATTAAGACTGGTGTTAAAGAACCAGATGATCTTAGCTCCAATCTCGCAGTACAACTTGGCTCTTACACAGAAGACTTTAACCTGTCTTGGTTTGAGAAAAAAAACAATTGTGTACTAAACAATCATCAGTCTGAGTTTGAAATATCATCAGGTCGAGAGCTACCATTGCGCGGCACTGTTGATGCAATGTGGAACGGTCAGATCGTTGAGGCCAAGCATACTAATTCATTCTTTAACATGGATAAGATGCTTGAGATATACATGCCGCAGCTACAGTTCTACATGTATCTATCTGATGCAGACGCAGCGCATTTGTCTGTGATCTTTGGCAACAGCAAGTATGAATGCTGCAAAGTAAACAGAGATCCATCTTACATCTCAGCCATGATGGTTATGATTAATCATTTTTCTAAATGCGTAGTAGATAACATGGAGCCTGTTGGTATGGACATTCCTGATGCGCCATCGATCAATAAGATTCCTGTCGATGACATGGTGAAACGTGACGGATCCACTGACAATATGTTTATGGATCGTGTGGTTACATACATCAATGGCTACGAACACAGTCGTGTATTTGAAAATGCCAAGAAAGATCTCAAAGATATGATGGCTGATAATGAGCGTGAAATATTTTGCGATCAGCTATCAGTCAGACGTGACAAGCGTGGATCTGTACGGATCTACATTCGCAATCAGAAGGAGGCAAAGTAATGTCAAACATGAAGGTATGGGACAGCGTATCTAAGTCGGACGGTAAGTTCCTAAAGAAAGTAAACGTAGGTCGTGGCTTCACAGCAATCGATGCGCACTCTCAGATAATGAAAGCAACCGAAGTATTCGGGCCTGTGGGTGAGGGTTGGGGGTATCATGTATCTCACAGCGTTGAACTGCTTACACCTAACGACAGCGTAATTATAGCGAGTGTCAGCGTATGGCATGGCGAGCCATCTAATGTGTTCGGGCCGGTGCTTGGTTGCAAAACGCTAATGCGCAACGGAAAGACAGATGAAGATGCACCTAAGAAAGCAATGACAGATGGTCTAACTAAGGCGCTGTCACATCTTGGATTCAATGCAGATGTATTCCTCGGTGAATTTGACGGTAACAAATACACTGATGATAAGAGCAGTGGCAGCAGCCACAAAGAATGGTAATCAACAAAGGAGCCAGAAGCATGGCAGATTATGACAACACAAACTCAGGCGCAGCTTTCAAACCATTTGATAGTCAACGTATGATTCTTCAGGGCAAAGTAAATCTTGAAGGCAATGAACGCAAAGTCGTTATGGTTGCAGATCAAACGCGCGGTGGTGACAAGATCATCGAAGTCTATCAAAAAGTTGGTGTGTTGTTTGACAACGATAAGAAAGGCAATGAGTCAGCACCAGATTACTCAGGCCCAATCGAAGACTACGCAACTAACAAAGACATGCGCATTGCAGCTTGGAAACGTCAGAAAGATGGCGGCAACTACATGAGTATGCAGATTACAGAGAAACAACAAGGAGGATCTAACAATAAATTGGATGATAAGATCCCGTTCTAATGGAAACATGGGATGAAATGAAAGCGCGTCATATGCGCGAACGTGTTGAGCTAGTGGAGTCACTGGCTCAATCACGATACACACAAACACAGGCATCAAAGATTCTCGGTATGAAATTAAGCGCACTTAATAATTTCATTAGGCGCAATGAAGTTTACTGGCCTGTTATTGAGCAGGGAAAAAAGAGTGACAAAGAACCAAAGGTTGCAGTATCTTAAACGAATTGTTCGGTTATGTGCTGCGCACAAAGCAAACCCAAACCAAACAAAAAATGAGGTCGATGAAATACGAGCGCTTGCTCAACACATCATCGATGCAGAAGAAAAAGATATAGAGATAGAAGGAACGCCAGTATGAGCATAGCTACAGCATGGATTGAATTAGCCGCCCAAGAACGTGCTAGGCATAATAAAACATGGGGTCGAATCCCAGAAAAAAGAAAAGATGAAAAGTATATTCCAAAGAAAAGAAAAGGTACTCGGGATCCTAAAAGACTAGAGTTGATTAGAGAGATGATTCGAGAAGGCTTTCGCACAGTAGACATAGCTCAAGAATTAGGAGTCAGTGAATCAAGTATTAGATACTGGCGCAAACATTATAATCTAACGTGATTCGTGTGGGCAGTGCTATGTGAATGGTCGGGATATAGCTGCTGGCTTGGACGCCACTGCCCACTGCGACAATCTATCAAAACAAGAGGCAAAGACAATGGCAACTTACTACATTTTTAGTATTGTTTACATGCTAAATGGCTACGAAATGACTAGCCATATTTTAACTAACAGTGCAGATAAATGTTACCAGTTAGTTCGGGCAGCAGAAGAAATATCTAACGTGCTACCCGCTGATTTGTATTGCAAAGATACTGGTAGAATCTCAGCGTCAATACGACCTAAACTTAGACCATCAACTCAAAGTGAGGCGCATCAATAAACGGACGACGACCTTGGCCTCGGCGTGTGTCAATGTAATCATTCATTGCTGATTCCATATCACCGTCCCACTGCGCAATGTTTGGCACAGTCCAAGCTGCACCCCAACGAATAGGAACGTCAACTGCTCGCGCTGCTTCTGCCATTGCATCAGCAATTTCGTCATACAAGTTCAACTCCCAACGGCCCCCATCTACATAGGCCATAAGATCCACAGCAATACCATCCAAGTGTTTTGACTTCATGGTTTGACTTGCGCCCTTGGCTACCAATGCACGTTGTTCTTCAATAGTTCGAAGACCACAGATCACAGAGAAGTCTTGCTTGCTAACGCCAATAGCATACTTAACGACAGCAACCATGCGCTCATCAACGCCCTCTAGTTTTGACAGGCTGCGTTTGCCTAGTTTGTAACTCATTTTTTTAACCCTCTCATAGTGCGGATCCCAAATGACGCTGCTATGGAAGCATACATTCCCCATTGAACCCACATTGGTGTTGTCTCCAAATTAGCAAACCCTTG